GGGGTGCGTTAGGTACACCATCAAGATTTTGAGCCGACGTGGGAATTTCTCCCACGTCTTATCTAGTCCGGATGAGCCCTTAAAACCAACTCCAAGGGCACGAACAAAATTTGCTATTGACGTGTGTGGGTACCATGCAAGCAGCATTGACACCACAGACATATTAATCTGTGATGCTGCCCAGAACTTCATTGGAAGTCCTGAACAATCCTCTCCATTTACGAAGAGTTTCTTTGCAAACTCGCAGGTTTTCCCACTGCTTATCAGCGATTTGGGTAATCCGATTGACACTCCAAACCATTCACAAATAGTGACGTACCTCTTAGCTACACCGTCATGGGCGATGACAATGTCATCACCCAGGACGGCATAGAGGTCGTACCATCCTTCGATCCCTTCCATGTGTGCTGCCCACTGTACCATGGCGTGATGTGTTAATGCTAACATTGCCCAAGAGGAATATGCTCCCATTGGCTGGCCTTGCGCATAGCGCAGACCTACGTATCCCATTGAGCCTGCTTTTGCAGGTGTTATCAAAGATCCGGTCGTCTGATCTCTCACGAGACCAGATAGAACCGTGATTATTGGACTTGCAAAGTACCAATAGGTACGACCAACGATGAGCTGCCTCCAGGCAATTGCCAGTCTTACAGAAAACATCACGGTCAAAATCATCATTTGAGCCTTGATACTCAACCGATCAGTTGCAGATTTCAAATCATATGAATAGATTCTAGTCTTATCATCAACTTTCTTCAGTAAACGTTTAACCGGCTTCAGCTGGTCAAACGTTCCATCAGTTGGAAGACGTTTTAAGATTTTGAAAATCTCATTATGAAGTGGAAGCAACATGTGCTGAGTCCAATAGTCAACAAGAGCAATTATCCGGACTTTTCCGGCGGCTTCTTGAAGTCCCACCAATCTACCATTGATACCCATAGACTTCCCCCTAAGGAGGTCATCTTTGGCTCTCGCTGCAAGAAAGGCTGATCGCTCCAGATCTTCAAAGAACATCTGTGTACCGACGGAACCCAAAACGGTTCTCGCGTATCGGCGTAAGCTCGGACCCCAAGAGCCATCGAGCCACAGTGCGGCTGAGCCGCCCCGGGTCCCGAATGATGAATAGTATTTATTCACCTTTTCACCCTCTGTATTGGTTATCTCTAGTCTAAATGAATCTGCCGAAGCAGATGCTCTAGGGTCATAACGCTTAGGTGCAATCGAGTAATGGTAGGGTTTACCAAACCCCCCACGCTCTGACTCAGGTACCCACTTGGCTCTGCTCTCTAAGAGAGGCAACCAATGGTGGGTCAGGAAATCCCAAAACATCTTTCTAGGACCCAGCGGTATTTGCT